GTATTCAGTATTATCAGCTGTGGTAGTTGTTTCAGTTGCCCAATCTTTAGCGTTACCTCCACCTGAAGTGTGGTCTACGCCTGTGCCTCCAGTTGCCCATGCTTTAGCTGAATAGCCTTCGCCTGTAACTGCTTCACCGTTTGTTTTTTGCGCCCATGCTTCTGCTTCATCTTCAGAGCCTTGTGCATCTGTAGCTGAGCTTGCAGCTGCAGTAGCTGAGTTGCCAGCGTTTGTCGCTTGTGTACTTGCTGTTGAAGCGCTAGCTGCCGCATTGTTAGCTTGAGTAGTTGCTGTTGATGCACTTCCAGCACTAGCTGTTGCTGAGTTAGCTGAAGCCGTTGCACTATTAGCACTATTCGTTGCCGAAGTAGCTGCATTAGTTTCAGAAGTAGCTGCAGCTGTAGCCGAGTTAGCTGAAGCTGTCGCGCTACTAGCACTAGCAGTTGCACTATTTGCCGCCGCTGAAGCTGAAGTTGTTGCGCTGTTAGCAGAACCGGTTGCTGATGTAGCACTTGATGCCGCTGAAGTTGCAGAGTTAGCGGCCGCAGTTTGTGAGGCTGCCGCGTTAGTTGCGCTAGTCGATGCTTCGGCAGCTTTAGTAGTAGCCGTAGCAGCATCTGCAGCCACACTACTTGCACTTCCTGCAGCTGCAGTCGCGCTATTAGCTGCATTAGTTTCACTAGTTGCTGCTGCTGTTGCGCTAGCTGCTGCGTTTGTTGCAGATGTTGCAGCATTAGTTGCGCTAGTTGCTGCATTAGTTTCTGATGCTTTAGCATTAGTTGCCGCTGTTTCAGCTGCTAGAACGTCTGCGCCTACAATATCAGGAATACCATCAATTAGTGTATCTGTAAATAAGCCACCGTTGGCAGCATTATCGGTTGCACCCGTAAATTGTCCGGGCCTTGCTGGTGTTGTCATTATATTAAGCCTCGCCCGTTAAAGTTAATTTGTAGGTTTCCACCTGATGCATTACGTTTAGCATCTTCATCGTTAAGTTCTGCAATTTCGTTTTTAAACATTGCTAAATATTTTGCAGCTTGATCATCATCTTGCACATATGCAAAAACTTCTGCTAGCGCTCCAAATAAAAGAACACGCTGGTTTTCATCTCGAAGCCAGTTAGGTGTTGCAATACCAATATAATAAGTAGCAGTTACAGTACCAGCCGGATTTGCAGCTTGCGCAGCGCTTTGAGTAGCGTAGGCTGTTGTACCTGTATTACTATTAAAATATAATTGTTTAGAATTAGCTACACCAGATCCTGCGCCAGTTGTTGTAAGAAAGCCGGCATTATAGTTAAGCACTGTTACGGAGTAAACAGCGTTAAGTGCTGGTAGTCTACGGTAATAATAAAGTTCCATACTATTAGCATCTGATCCTTGATTTGAAAAACCAAAGCCAGGTGTAAGGTATACTACATTTCTTTCTCGCGTCCAGTAATTATTTGTTGAGTATTTTTCTGCTGATGGATCGTTAAAGGTACGTACATCTAGCTTTTCATTAAATACTCTAATAGCTGCACCGGAAGTGTCTACCTCTTTAATTTGAATAAATTCAACCAAATCGTAAGGTAATTGTATTTCTGTTTTACTTGGGTTAACACCTGATGTTGCTGTTGTTGCCGACTCAAGTAATGTTTTTTCGTATACTGCTACGTTTTCTAGCGGAGGTACGCGTAGTGAGCGATATGCTTTATCTGCAGCATACTTAAGTCCATCCTTAATAATCGCATCACTAACAACCTCTTCATCCCTGTTAGACCAGGTACGAACAAGCGCCACTAATTCATTATAGGTTATTGCCATATCAGGTCTCCTAATTAAGTATTTACCAAGAGATCTCTGTATTCAGTTTGCAAAATAGTTCTCAACCGTTTCATATTATTTGGATCATTCATAAACCCAGGGTCATGTAAATCTAAATGATGTTCTTGCAAAATCTTAATTGCAACAATATCGGGAATAGTTGCCATCTTACGATAGCCACCTTTTTTGTGACCGAAATATTCCTGACGGTCGCGATCCATTTTAGCTTGTTCTTTATATTGAGTAATATCTTGTGTTGCTTGCCAATCACCTGAACTCAGGTCAAAGCCAGCATGAATACCTTCGTCTGCTTTTACTGTAGCACTACGAAATTTAAAATCTGTTTCTTTGCTCATGTCCTCAAAACTCCTTTATGGCGATTGTGTATACGGTGCAAAGCGTCCTGCTTTGATATAACCTAAGCGTGCGCCAGTAGACCCGACAGCAGTTGGTGCCGAACCGACAGCGACTGAACCCGCATTAGGTGTAAAGTGAGTAATCTTATTAGTGGCTTCATCTACGCGCCACACACATCTATCAGCTGGGTAAGTATTCCCATTAGCAAGTTGAATAACTAGCATTTACTTATCTCCTGTTTATTTATTTTTTCATTGGGTTATTCATAGCCGGACCACATCCTGCTACTTTACCACCCTTGTTGTAATAGCCAGCTACGTTGCCGCCCATTGCCTTATACTCAATATCTTTTCCGGTTTTATCAGCATACTTTTTAGCAGCTTCCATTCCGTACTTATTATATTTAAATTCTTTATCACCAACCTTTGGCATATAAACCTCCTATAAAAAGAAAGGGGAAGCCCGAAGACCTCCCCTAACAAATAGTCTAGTTAAGACCGTAGATAGCACCACAACCCAGTGGGTTACGTACTTCCAAGGTGCACTCTTCAACCATCATTCCTTTGGTTGAGTCACCCTGTTGGCCTACATCTACTTCCTGCATAGGACGCAGAGTTGCTACAGCAAACCACATTGGATCATAGATCAATGCAGCAAAGTCAGCAACATCAGGAATACCGGCACCAGAGAAGGCAGTACCATTATCACCTTTAAGTGCGACAGCGTTTGACAGACCCATTACGTAGTTAGGAACTACCATAAGATCACCAAAGTCTGACATGTACACATCAACAGACTGACGGAGTTGACCACCAGCATCAATGTTACGTACAACACCAGTATCTGAAACCATTAGGTCTGAGAAGTCACGGCGCAGTTTTGGTGAAAGCATAACTTTAGTAGCTTTACCGCCTTGCTCGTAGATTTTTTGCATAACAGCGTCGATGTCTGTTAGTGCAAGAGTTCCACGTGCTGGTGCAGTAGTGCCGCCGTTAATTGAACCGCGAACAGTTGCAGTACCATCAGCATCAGTACCAGCATTAGAGGAAGAAGCTGAAGGTGCTTCAAACTCGCCTACATAGTTACAAGTAGTTGCTGAGTTGATGAATGACTGGTAACCACCAGCTGAACGAGCATTAGCGTTCTGTACGCCAGTGGCATTAGAAACGTTATATGAGTGAATCATATCAAATTCAACATCACGGCGTAGTTCTGTACCACGCTTCTTTAGCTGGTATGCGTATTCGTCAGCAACACCTGCCTGATCTACTGCACGGCGTGTACCTGATACGGCAATTGTTTTACCGTTAATCTGAGTGTAGTTACCCAAACGTGTACGGTATGGACCAGATACTGCGAACTTATTGCCAGTTGCTGGAGTTGCGCCGGTACCACCAGAACCATCAGCAGTTGGTGCGATAAAGTCTGTACCTTCACCAATGCGTGAATTACCTGGAGCTTCGAGCTGATCTGTCTGCCACTCATGGTAGATTGCTGTTGCTTTAGCTTTGCCGATAGACGACATAAAAGGAGTTTCATCACGAGTAATCATTGTGATGAAGTTTGCAAGATCCTCACGCTGTGAGACATCTTTGCCAGTTCCGCGTGCTGGTCCCTGTGGACCTCCGGTGCCGCGAACACCAAGATTATTAGCCATTGATTATACCCTCCTAGGTATTACATGTTTAAGGAGCGTTCGGCAAGAGTTCTAAGAAAGTCCTGTTGTTCTTCAGCAGATGCGTTGCCGCTTAATGCACGCTTACGTTTTTGTTCTGCTGCGTCTTGCTTTTGCTTAGATACTGTTTTAGCTTTTCTAAGCGGAGCTTTCTTTGTTGGAGTTGATTTACGTTTAACCGCACCTTTAGATACACCTTGCTTAAGGCGTCTAAAATCATCAACAAACTTAACGATAGCTGGGTCAGCAATTGAATCCAAAATTTCTGGAGCAATGCCTTCCTCAATAGCAAATTCCCGAATGGCAATTGCTGTATCCTCATTAAAGTCTGGTATTAGCGTAGGAATAGTTTCATTAAAATATTCTAGTTGCTCATTCCATTCTTTTTCATTACTAGTTGCCTCTTGTGCAGAAACAGCTTTTACAAGTTGTTCCCGCTGGTTGCGAGCTTCCCAGTAATTCTTTTGGACTTGTTCTCGTTTATCTTTTAGTTCATTGACTTCATATGTATCACCATCTTTTCGGGCTTTATCAATTGCGCCTTCAAGATCATGATACTCTGCAGCTAACTCTTGTTCGTTAGAGTACAGTACAGCAGCTGATGCTTTGGACATTGTTTCCAACTCATTAACTTTTTCTTGATACTCATCTTCCAACTCTTTTCTTGCGTCACCGAGTTCTCGACCCTTTTTAGAAAGATGTTGTTCAGTAGAGTAACCTTTAATAAGATCACCAAAAGAAACTTCAGCAAATTCGCCATCAACTTTGATAACTACCTTAGCTTCTAAATCAAGGTCTTCCGTAGCATATACATCAGATTCATCGGTAGCGGACTCTTCGTCGGCATCTTCTTCTTCTGTATTTTCTTCTTCTTCCTCGACATCTTCTTCTTCATCTTCGCTAACGGCTTCCTCAGATGTTTCTGGGTCTTCTTCATCTGATTCGTCCGGATCTAACTCAGGTACCTGCTCCTCGGGTAGAGATCCAACAAACTCGGAGTTTGCTATGATGTCAGCCAGCAGGGCATCTTCAGTTTGATCATTATTAACCTCTGCTACAGAGTCATCCTGTGGTGGGGTAGAGTCTATTTCTGCTTTGGTATTTTCTTCCATTATTTAGCCTCCTTTTTTATAGGGGCCTTTTCGGAATTCTTAATCCTTGTGTATCGCTCAACAAGCGCATGAAGGTTTAGTAGCTTATCTGCATTTAGTTTAGCTTTACCTGCACTACGCATGGAGTCATATTCCAAGGTGTTAATCATTTCATTGTAATTTAAAATTAGAGCATCGATGTCAATCGGTCTCATCCGTATCCTCCTGTAGGTGTGGGATATTTTTCCCATACATCTCGAAGCTTATCATTTTCTCTTTGACACTACCAAGTGCCATAGCAGAAGAGTAGAGGAACTCTCGAGATTTAGTTTCATGCGGCTCCGTCTTGAGCCACTCTAGAAAGAAGTCAACTAAGACTTCACCATATACTTCATCAAAAAATTCAGTCCGTTCTTTGGCGGCGAAGTGCCCTTGTACGTGAGCACGACGCGCCATTTCTTCCGGATGTATTTTATGATTACCGTATGATTTATTATTACTCAGCCTCTTCTCGGCTGTCTCACGGTATTTATCCATAGTCTTTAAGCAATCAAAGTGTTATAAACAACTTCATTAACCTGCGCTGCAGTGCCATGAGCTGTTGTTAGGCTTACTAATGTTTGTGCACCATTATTAAGACCTGTTACAATTTTATAAGACTTAGCTGCACATTGAACGCCTGATTGAACTACGGTTCCAGCGGTAGCTACATTAAATGTAATTGCAGCATCGCTATCATTTGTTACGATAATTTTACCAGCGCCAGCGCCGGCTGCAGTTGTTACCGTTCCAGATTGAGCACCACCTGCTCCTGATTTATTGATTGTTACTGTTGCCATTAGGGCCTCCTGAGTTTGTTAAAAGGCTTCTCGCCATTGCTATAATATCGGTATATTCTGGATGTGCAGGTATTTCAGCACCCTCTTTAGTTGCTTTAATTGCAATATCTGCCCATTCTTGAAAGTGCTTATCAATTGCAACAGCCAGCTGTTTTGCATTATCATCAAAGGTATTCTTTGTTTGAGCTGCTGTATATTTTACATTAGCTTCTGATAGTGCAATATCTGCTTCTGCTTTACGTTGCTCAGCTTGTTGCTTTGCTTGTACTGCTTGCGATTGCTGTTGAATTGCTTGGCCAGCCTTTTCTTTAAACTGATCGGTAGTATAATCTTCAAGGAAATCATTACTATCCAGATCCATAGCTTCAATAAGCTTAGTAGCTAACACTGCAGGTGCTGATGGTTTTACAACCATACCTGCACCTTGCTGATTAAGTGCAGGTAAAATTTCCGCGCCTACTTTAGATAGCTTTGCAATTTTTGAGCTATTAGAGTTTTCCCCAATATCTAAGAAAACTTCTACTTCCATTCTTGAAGGTAGTGCATCAATATTAACAGTTTCAATAAGACCGTTCATATTATAAGGTATGTTACCCTTCATTGAAGTTTTAATTGTATGGTACACACCTTCAATCAATCGTTTAAATCCGGTTTCAGCAAAGCGTCTTGCAATATGCTGAATTCGTTTTTGTGCTGCTGATTGAACAGCGCTAAGCTTTTGTTCAGAGTTTCCTGATACATATAGTGTATCATTAAGTCCTTGCGCCGCCTTAGACATGCCTGTAGCTTGTTCTTTAATAAGCTGCAAGTGCTCAAGCAAAGGTACTGTACCTGTAGAAATAGATTCAGGAGGTAGCTGTTGTACTGCACCAACTGGACTACCGTTAGTTGGAATAATCTGCTTTGGCTTCATGTTTTGAAGTGCAGAAAAATCTACCACGTTTGGATCAGCCAGCTTGGGTGAGTAGTTAGTCAAATATGTATTCTCTACAAAACCTCTAAGGATAGCAGTTGATGCTAGCGTAGAGCTACGTGTAAAGTCTGCCATTGACAAACCAAAGTATTCATGTGGAATATCAATTGGGACAATATCTGCTAGCGGTACCATATCACAATCTTCTTCATAAAGAATATGAGTACCTGTAATAATAATATGCTTTAGCTCAGCAATACCATCACCATCTCGGTCTACTCTAATCCAGCATTCAGTAACCGTAACTTCACGGTTTGCTTCTAACGGTGTTTCGCTTACAGAGTGTGAACCTTGATAATATTCTTGTCCTGTTATTTCTTTACGGGCTGCTACATCCTGTGCATAATCCAAAGAGCCTGTCCATGCCGCGGCATCGGATAGCGCATCCCAATCTTCAACAGCATCTGCCATTTCCGGATAATACTTACGAATTTCAGAACGAGTCATATTGTTTTGAATACCAACAAAAGAAGAGTCTTCAATTGTAGTAGCGTCTCTTGAAATACGGAAGTTTTCCGGCGGAACTAATTCAAGTTTAATTTTAGATTTATTAATTTCTTGACGAACCCGCACATTAACATATACCAGTTCAACTTCAGGTCCTAAATTATCTGACGGTGACATTGCACGATTTTCAAATTCGAGGTCACCAACAATTTCTAAGCTATCATCAGAAAGGATTTCATCAAGCTTAGTCTGACTAATCTCTTCATATTCTTGAAATATATAATCGTAGTCTTCAATATAACCCCAGCGAATTACTGCATTCTTCCATAGAAGTGCAGACTTCATCCATTGCTCAAGTATTTCCCAACCATTGTTTTGTTTAAATAGGGTATAATTAATAAGCATCGCGGCATCTTTAGCGCCTTGAAAAGCGCCAGGCGTATCGTTCCATGGTAGGAATCGGGCAATGCGCTGATTGCTTAAGAACAAATCACACAAAACGGCTGTGTACGCTTCAACCACTTCTGTCGTGGAGGTATCAACAATGGTCGATACACCTTGTGGTGATAGGTGTGCAACAGGTAATCCTGCATATTCATATGTAGCTTTAAGCCTTTCGCGTGCTAGGTCTGATGAGTTAAGCCAATCACCTGTAGAATTTTGTACGCCATTTTCAACTAAATTAATTAGCTGCTCATCTGTAACCGCTTCTTTATAACCGTAGGCTGACATTAATACTTACCTCCGGTATTAGAATAAATTTGTTTTGATTTTTCTAAATCTTTAACTGTATACTTGCCTGGCTTCGAAAGTTCTTTCTGCGGTTTCTTTGCAGGTTTTAACTTTTGATCGGCTTGAATAAATCTAGACATGTACCGCTCCTGGGTTTATCTATCTGTGTCTTTTAATTTTGCTTGCAATCTTTTTAGGTTGCTTGCTATGTTGTTTTCCCGCTCTAATACTTTTTCTCTTAGCCCGAGTAGTAGCGGCGTGTTCAGCTGGCGAGAGACGTCCCACAGCTGAAGCCGGCATATAGCGCTCTCCAGTTGCCAACGGACCCTGCGTAGACGGTTTACCACTTCGAGTCCGCCACTTCTGAGAAGTCCATTTGCTGAGGCTCTTTTGTGACGGTTTCTTTGCCATTAGTCGCGGTAGCCTCCGCCCTTTGCTTTATATTGTTTAGCAAGCATTTGAGCTTTTCGAGCCGACCATTGGCCCGGTCTACCACCTTTATTGCCAGCCTTAATCCGGTTAAACAAGTTTTTTCGCATTGTTGGCTTCGTATAATTTCCTGCCGCATTAACTGCCATCGTGTCATCTCCCTACCACTTTACTTTGTGTGACCAATATTTTGCAGACAATGGGCCTGCTGGTTTACCTTGCGCATTGTGCCGTGCATAGTAAGACTTTTTACGTGCTTTATCTTTTGCAGACTTTGGATTCTTACCAGCGCCCTTTACGCCCTGCTGCCCGAATCGGATGAGGCGTTCTTTACCACCTGACCTTGCAAGGACAGCGTGGGATTTTGTTGGGTGCCCGGGTGTGCGCTTGGGTTTGTTGTATCCGGAGAAGCGCTCTCCTGCTTTTTCGACTGACATTCCATTTCTCCATTTGCATAACGAACACTATTCCACCACACAACAGGGCTTTTGTATTCTTTAGGTCTTCTTTTAAAACTAGGGGATTTATATGGTATGTATACCATTATTATGTAGCTTCCCCATTAATTAGCTTACATTTATATCCAACAGTAGTCCAGCTTCCATCTTGCGGCAGCTCTTCATGAAGTATTCTAAAGTCAATACATTCTTGCCGGTCTTCAAACCATTGTATGTCTTGCTGCACACATACGGTTTCTACGCATGCAGTAAGTAATAGCGACCATATCATTTGCCGTCTCCTCTATGTTCGTGTCCCATCCATATTCCGAAAACGCCGGTCATAACGCCCATAACTACAGAAACAAATGCGGATTGTTGCGAAGTTGGTTCCGGCAGAGCCATAAACCATTCTGCACAACGCCAGCTCATTACTGTACTGGCTAGCATCATTACTCGTGGGAGTATCTTCCACTTAAGGAACTGTTCTACGGTTACTGGCATTTAGGTCTCCATGAAGTGGCGGATTTATCCCCTACCTCCGCCGGGGTAGTGAGGACACGGGAACTTTAAAGCCACTGTGTATTTTCCTGCTCAGTATTAGAAAACTTCTGAGACCAGGGAACTTTATTTACAGTTAGCTTATCATAATGTGTTCGTAATGTTTCAAGAGCAATAGCTGCGGCCATAACAGTATCATCATGACACCCAGGGGCAGCTTCAGTCTTTCCTGAATCAGTACTAATATAATCTTTTAATTCTTGTATCATTATCTTTGAAGCAATCCATATGTCATCATTTTCAATTGCATTCTTTAGATTACCAATGATATGCGGCTTAGTTACCTGAGTTGTCCTAAATCCAGGTACCTGTCCTTCTTCCTTCGAGATTGAAGAGATTTTTGTTTGCTTATACAAATTAATGTAATTCATCTGTGTTAATCGAGATAGCGTGGCGACGCCCATGGAATTACTTTCAACAGTAAGCAGCGCATTATTATAGTACCTACCTAGATAAAACAAAAGATCACCAAACTTACTTGGATCCAAGTGATTATCTCGGAACAAAGCAATTACCCTTCTTTCTGTATCTAATACGACTGCTGTTGAATAATCTTGACCTACCCCAAGTGCAACATCTGCAGCAACAATATAATTACTATTCCAATCTGGATAGTCCCATATATGTAGCTTCCCTTCATTTGAAGGTTCCCATGTTGATGCGGGAAAGTCAAAGTTCATCTTCTTTTCCGGTTCTACAGGCATTAGCTTAGCTGTCTTCTCTGGATCAAACACAGAAGAGCCTGCAGTAATAAAGGCTTCATCGGGAGACGCTGGGTACTCCTGGCGGAATTTTAATTCCCCACCTTCAGCAATCTTCAACCGACGCCAGTAAAGCTGTCCATCGTTTAGGTCATACTGCTCTACCAGTAGATCTTCTTCTGAAGATCGTTCGAAGCCTTCCGGCGGTTCTCTCCAGTATTCAGGAGTAGAGAACCAGGGAAGAAATAGTGGAAGATAATCGTTTTCTCCGGCTATAGCACCTTTCCATAACCTATAGAACTCTCCTTGAGCTCCATTAGCCGTTGACTCAATAATGACTTCCGTACCCGGTGCTTCTGAGATACCCTGAAACAAACCAGCGAGAATCTTCTCATCATGCGTCCAGAATGCGACCTCGGAGAGATGAGCAATTGTTGGGGTAGTACCTCGACCAGCTTCCGGAGAACCAGCAGTGTATAGTCGATACGAACCAACAGGCCTCTCACCTGAAGCATCTTTAGGGAAGTGCGGAGCCGATATAACAATTTCCTTAGCATTGGACTTTACCTCATTGGGTCTATACTCAGGATTCATATTCTTAATAATGTTACGACTCATAGTAAACAGGGCATCTGATGTCGCACTATCATGCGCCATAACAACAGATCGTGCATGTGGTGAGAAGTATGTTTTCCAAAATACTCTACCAGCACAATATGTAGATATGCCCTGTTGCCGAGCCTTCAAGATAATAGCGCGCACCTTCCCGGTTTCCCGCAGCTGCTTATCAAGTGCTTCTGTAATTTCCTTTTGACATGCATTAAAAGAAAAATCAACGAAGCCAGCTCTAGCATCCTTAGTAATAATTTTAATATTATCTTTAGCAAACGATGTGAAGTCTTCTTCATAAGTAGTCAGCTTCTGTCGCTTTTGCTTTTCTTGTAATAGCTTTAAAAGCTCTTTCTTATCTGCCATAGTTGTGTCCTCACATAACTTTACTTTAAGGGGACATTTAAGATAAGTTTAAATGTCTCCTATAAGAGGGGGATGATATATACTATATATATACTATATAAGCTAAAGGTATACTATATATGCTATAGAGGTTGATGATAGAAGCCAGTAAGGCTAGAGGTTAGGTTAATTTAAACCAATAATATATATATACCCCCTATATACTTTCTGTACCCCCTAGATTCCCCATAAGCTAATCTCTCAGAACCTAGAACTTTACTTGAAGTCACTCAGGAACTCAGCACTAGGAGTAACCTTAGGGCTATCTCTCAGCACTCTCTCAATCTACCAGCACTGTAAGCGCCTAGCGGCACTTATCCCATAGTATTATCTCTAATTACAGAAAGCGAATGTTATGTTTCTATTCCACTCTATCTTTCTTCTAGCAGCTCTATTCATCTGCTGGTTCTGTTACTCATGCATAAAGGAGGACTTCAATGACTGAGTATGTTTACCATGTGTATCCCGATGGCACTGTTAAAATCATCTGGCGGCGATAGCTATGACACAGATTCTTATCCTCGCGATAGCCTTGTGTGTCATAGGCTTCTCAGCTTGTCTCGTGTTTCTTCTTGTAGAAATACTTGAACGGTATGTAGTTCCTTATATATCTTCCAAGCTACCATAACTACTCGAGGAGAGGCTAACGCCTCTTTTCCAATGATACGTCTTAGTAGCCATACACGGACGGATTACCCTCAGCCGCACATAAAACGGGTAGGCGTATCATCTTTACACAATCTAAACACATCCAAACGAAAGGTACTATTATGAATATTCAAAGTTTCCAGCCTCGCAATTATCGCATTGACAATGTTGAATTGAACTGGGCTAAATTGACCAAACCTGTTTCACCATTCGGCGTTATGCAGTACGAGCTTCAAATTGCTACTACTGATAAAACCGTAGCTGACGAATGGTCTGCCAATCATCTCAATGTTAAGTCAGAGCTTGACAAAGAGACTAAGCAGCCAACAGGTAAGTTCATTGCTTCTCTTAAGCGTAAAGCATTCAAAGCTGACCAATCTGATAACGGTGCTCCCACTGTTGTTGGTGCCGATGCTCAGCCTATCGATGCTTCAAAGCTTGGCAATGGTTCACGCGGTAACGTAATCATCTATCAGATGTACTACAAAAATGCCGGTCGTGAAGGTATCTCCAGCTCTCTTACTGCTGTGCAAGTCGCAGAGTTCAAAGAGTACACTGGCGATTCTAGCTTCGAGCCAATCGCAGACCTTGCTAATCCTGCAGCGTTTGCACCAGCCGAAGCTCCAGCAACGGACGAAGCAACTGCGAATCCATTCTAATCTCCCTGAGGGCTCACGCTACGGCGTGGGTCCTTACTCTACTGCAAACCCTCATCCGGAGTCTATATCATGCCTCTATTCTTTATTGCAGTCGCTGCGTTGTGGTCCGCCGATAATGCAGACTTCATCAACACTTCAAACAAACAGCTAGCTAGCGGTTACGAATGGTACATGATTGACTGCCGTGCACCCGATACATCGCTACCTAACATCGTTATCACCTCACCAAACGATAACAAATTTGTTTGCTTCAAGTTACAATAAACGGCTAACGCCGCTTTTCCAGTGCAACATACGCTTTATTTGTATGCTCTGCTTTATTACACATACTTCCTGAGCATGAAGATAAACTGCTCACCTCATTCTCATAGCAGCTCTAGCGTAGTAGCAGTCTCTCCTTCATGCTCCGCTAGAGCGCTTGCTTTTTACTCAACCTCCATCCGAAAGGTTCTCTCATGTCAACTGATTCCGACGACGTAACAGCTGTAGCTCACGTCACTAAAGAGTTTACATTCATCGATCCTCTCAGCGATGGTGAGTGTATGGCTCTTATTCAAACAGCAGAAGCTGATAATATCAAAATCATTATTACCGAATCTCGGCGTATTGTTTTGTTTCCTTGTGACGACTTGCACACTGCAACAGCAATACTTGCCGAAGTTAATCTCATCGAATCAATCGGTCTCATACGCGAAATCGTCGAATGGGATATAACCGGTCTTGTAAGCGAATACGAACTACCCATTCAACTAACTCCGGAAGGAAATGATAATGACCAAATTTGATGTATTCTATTACGGCATACTACTCGGCATTACTATGGTTGCCATCGACTATTACTTTATTCCCGGAGGTTTGTACTAATGGCCGAAGTAATGCTTAACGAACTTCGTCACGCTATTAGCCAATACAAGTTCACAATCACATCAAAAGATGACCCACAATTGCTACGGCTAAAGCAACTCGTACGTGACCACAATGCACGAGTTCGTTCAGTTGCACGTCGTTTCAATCGTTATTCATCTAACCAATTACTCCGTGTCAGTCTCATGGCACGCGGTAAACGCCGTGACAAATACGGCAAGCGTCTACATCATAACTGTGATTCAAACCTACAACATAAATATGCTTCACGTTTCGATGTTTACATTCATGCTGATTCTTCAGGTAATTACGAACTATCTGAAGAAATCAAAACCGGTCTTACTTCAAGCCAACAACGTAAAATCAAACAGCTTTACTTCAACCGGCTAAAGCAAGAATGGGAAGACGAAAAATACTTACGCACTAAAGGTGTATACATCAGTCATATCGACGGTAATAAAGTTCATATGTCTTACGATAAATACATCGCAGCCGCTCGCGCTGCACATCCTAATATGCCCAAAGCTACTTTCAAAAGAATGTTTCGTGCATAATCTAACCTTATCCCGGAATAGTAACGGCCGGATGCAGAAAGGTTCATCGTTCTATGCTAGCTGAAATCATGACCGCAATCGGATACATACTTCCTGTATTATTCTTAGTGCGGGCAATCAATTACTACTTGAGGTGAACTATGTCCAAACTCGACGATGCGATGGTAGCGCGTATATCTGCCAATCTTCCTTTCCTGCGTCTAGCTATTACTGATGCTAACACCCACTCACGCGATGAAATTGCAAACTTCTTATGGCAATGGATGCGCTCTAATGAAAACGAAATCGACCGTACATGGCGTCAAGAAGCAATCGAAGCACGTACGCGTCTTAACAACGGTTATACGAAAGCGATGCACTAATGTCAGTTCCTAAAATCATTGCCGACAGATTCTACGAACATTTTGAAAGCGAATTATATGATTTTACTTTCGTTTACAAAACCGAAGCATCTGTAAACAATAAAACCATAATAAAATTATGCGAAGAAGCTGTTTGTGCCGCTCACGGCATTTCACATCAACAATATCTAAACGAAGAAACCGACGTTTCTTACGACGAAATATTCGGCGATGCTGCAAACATGACTGAACAAGTTATCAATGTCATGCTTCAAAAATTCATGGAGCAACACAATGGCACCTGAAGAAATCAAATCAGCCGGTATGTGCCGTCTGCATCTTATGGAAGCCATATTCCATATCGAATTCGCAATGGAACATATTCAAAACCTTGCCAATGACGAAGACATATACAACATCGGCCACAATATTCGTAGCGCTCAAAGCCATATCGAAACAATTCATACTGACCTATGCGAAGAAACCGATGCTCTAGTATTCGACAACTGGTCTGGTCAAGAAGCATTGTTCGAGCGTATGCGCGAAGCTCTCGGTCACTGGTCTGCATATCAATTCAGTGAATGGAAACAAACCGGAAAGGTAAATCATGGGTAAACTAAAACAACTCGCCATGCATGTTGAAGATACTATTCATGCATGTGTTCAAGACGGTTGGGACGAATGTCAAGGTACTATTGACGAAATGAAAAACGTCACACGTCAAAACATCGACGACCAACTCGAACGTATCGCTGAAGAGCACGGCTTCGAACTCGAAGACCTACAAGCTCTATTCAACGACAGCGAAACAATCGAAGACATTATCGACAACGCGCTCTATGACACATGGGAGGTATAAAAATGCGTAAAGTAACTGTAAATCCAATCGGTTCTCAAAACCTTTTGTTCAGACGTACTACTAATCGCTATGCAGCGAAAGGCACCATTAGCTCTAATCGTGGCTATCTTAAAGTCTCTCGTAGCACAGCTCCAAAAACCCGTGGCCAATTCGTACCACGACCTGTGTAAAGAAATAAAAAAGCCACTAGAAATACTTCAAGTATCTCTAGTGGCTTTTATTTACTTTTTACTGACCCACATCCGACAGTTCCTTGATCTTGCGGTCGAGTTCCTCTTCCGACAACTCAGTTGTATCAAGATTCTTCGTGGTCTGGTCAATCCTTTGCAGCTTCGGCTGCTCATACTCTGCTAATGCAATCGCCAGTCTTTCAATAGTATCCTGGTCATCAGCTTGCATAGCTTTAATAAGTTGTACTTTAAGAATCTCGACAGCTGTCGGCATTTCCGTAATAATTTCATCACGGATTTTCTTAAATTCATGCGCGGATAAACTCATTGCTTCTCGCAATGCTTTGTTCCGTCTTCGTGTTTCTGCACCTTTTGCTTGCATAGCGCGAGCTTTCTCAGAGTCCATATAGGGCTTTAGCTGCTTCAGCGAGTTCGGGTGTTTTCCACAGTTTTCATAACCCATAGTAAACCTCCAAGTTAAGTCTTTAAGGAGACATTTAATTTTAATAACCGACATCCGGAGTATGCAGCATGCGAGTTACACCTATAAATCCATACGCAAAGCTACTTCGTGATCCTAAGTATAAGCATCAAGTAGTTAAAAACAAAAAGAAATACAATAGAAAGCGAGATAAAGATGACAGATTACGGCAGAATAATGAGAGAGATAGAAGCTGAACAAGCGGCTAACGCCGCCTTTCCAACCAACAAAAGAAAGGAAGCTGACATGGCGAAAGTCACTGCAGTACAAATTTTGCATGAAGCCGCTGAGCTTAAAGAGCGTAAGTCTAAAGACTATCAGGGCGGCTCATGGACTGAAGAAGATTACTTCCCGTTCGGAGATACATCTTACATTCACATGATTCATACAAAGTATTTGCGTATGCGAAATATCTGTGAAGGTGATCAAGAAACAAACTTCGAAGCACTTGAAGACACGCTAGTTGACATGGCCGTTTACTGCGCAATGTTTGCAGCATATTTGGAGAATAAAAAGAATGACGTTTAATGTAGGTGATAAAGTAGAAAAAGTTGGCGGTGACTATACGTTTGTAGGCATCGTTGTTTCAGTATTTGGAAAGCTAAGCGGTGCTATTCGTCTAGTGGTTGAAGATGACCGCGGTGTGCTGCATGTATATAGCGAAAAGATTTTGAGGCACGTTGAGTAATGGAGCTACACACATTCTATGGAATCGATGAATACAAAGATCGCAAAGCCTATGTATTTCTCGAAGAAGACGGCTCATATACTGTAACAATGCTTAAAGATATTACAATAGTTGAAGACCGTAATATTAAAGGACACTCAGAAACCTATGCAGAAAACTGCGCAGAGAACTGGGTATTAGGTATAATTTAGAAAGGAATTCAAATGGCTTGGACACTTGAATCGCAATACATTGATATTGCTAGAAAAATCATACATAACGGAACAGTAAGAGAAACTCGAAATGCTGTAACACACTCGTTGCCATTTCAAACAATGGAATTTTCACTTGAAAGTGGCTTCTTTCCGCTGCTTACAACACGCCAAATGTTTTATAAAGGTGTGCTAGGCGAGTACGCCGCAATGATTAGAGGCCCACGACATGTTAAAGATTTTGAAAGATGGGGCTGCAACTACTGGAATCAATGGGCTAACGAAGATGGTTCGATTGCTGTTGACTACGGTAATGCATGGCGTGACTTTAATGGTGTCGACCAAATGGCGAATGTTATTGACAGCCTGCTTAACAATCCAGCTGATCGTCGCATGGTTATTAGTGGATGGCGTCCTGATAAACTCGATGATCTTAATCTACCCTGCTGTCACCACAACTACCAGTTTTATTCTGACGGTAACACATTGGATTTACTATGGATCCAAAGATCCGGAGATTGGATGGTGGGAGTTCCCAGTGATGTGGTGCTTTCTGCAACTATGCTTCTATGCTTTAGTAGTGTTGCTGCCCTTAGGCCAGGCACTATTAAGTTTATAGTTGGGGATGCACATGTATACGCCGATCATATTAGCGATGCTCATAAACAAATTAAGCGTTTGCCATGGGCTCCACCTAAATACGACTTGAAAAAGCAAGCAGATGTGTATTCATTTGAACCATCAGATCTTACAATTTCAAGCTACAAATACGAAGACTCCATTAAATATTCAGTAAAGGAATAAAAATGAGCTATCGAGTAAATACTGATGTGCCTTGGCACTATCACATTGAAGACATGCATAACCTATTTGGTGTGCATGATTGGGTTAACAGTAAACTAGATGAAGGAGATATGGAATCTCTAAAGAAGTTTTTAGAATTTCGTATTCAATTTCTGAAAGAAGAACTAAATGAAACAGAAGAAGCATTTAATAACTCAGATCCAGCTGAAGTTGTTGATGGCCTTATCGACCTATGTGTTATCGCCATCGGTACACTGGATGCATTCGGCTGCGACGCCGCTGGTGCTTGGGCTGAAGTCATGGAAGCAAACATGGCGAAAGAGCCTGGCGTTAAGGCTTCGCGCCCCAACCCTCTCGGTCTTCCTGATCTTATTAAACCTGAGGGATGGAGTGGACCGGACCATACGCATACAACAGGCGTTCTTACAAGAGTACTCGGAAAGGAAGAGTAAATGAAAATTATAGTCTCGCAGGAATTCGTAGATCAATGTATTGCCCGCTCAAATATATACAATGCTGGCGAACGATCTGAACAACAACTCATTAGAGATATTGAATGCGAAATCTTTGAGTACCATATGATTAGCACAGACCAGTGGGATGACCACGACTCTTGGAAAGTCGATGGTGTTTCAGATGTGTATGGTAATGTTGACGTAAAGTTTATTGATAAGTTTTACAACATTGCTCATAAGAAAATGGCGTATCTTGCATGGCAGTCTACAGATGTTGAAACATTTGTATTCTGTGAATGGGTCAACAGGCCAGAGCGTCTCCTTAAAGCAGGTGATGAAGTAGAGATTAATGTAATCGGCATTTTGTCTTATATGGATTTTCTTAAAAACCTGCGCCCATCTAAGTTTAACGCAGGATACTATGTAAATGCCAGACAAGTCGCCCAAACATATGAGGAGTAATATCGATCATATTACTGAGCTACCTTTTGAAATAATTAAGTGTCCTTCGTGCTCTATCCTATACCAAAGAATGTGGATTGATAGACTCGAAGATCACTGCCCTAAATGTCTCAACCAGCATATGCTAGAAAGGGAAACCGATGAGACTAACATTTGATATTGAAACCGATGGGTTAGACGCTACCAAAATATGGTGTCTAATCATGGAAGACATTGATACAGGACGTATCATGAAGTATACCGATCAACCTATGAAGTGCAATGGTGATATTGCAACGGGCCTAAGCGTACTTAAAAACGCTGAGCTGCTTGTTGCACATAACGGCATTGGCTTTGATGCACTTGTAATTCTTAAGCTGTATGGTGTTGATCTTTACAATAATAAGTTCTTTGATACATGGATTGCATCACAAGTTCTTAATTACCGCAGACCACACAAGCATGGCTTGGCAGGCTGGGGTGAACACTTAGGATACCATAAACTAAACTTCGATAACTTCTCAGAGTTCTCTGAAGAAATGGTTACGTATTGTATACGTGATGTACAACTGAATACTGTAATCTTCAAGAAGCTAATGGAAGAACTTACTGCACTCGCTGCTAAGCAACCTCTTATTCGTGAAGGTTTGAAAGCAGAAATGGAAGCTGCAAAGTTTGATGCTTACTGTAGACATTACGGATGGCAATTCGATACTGATAAAGGTAAGGACACGCTCGATAAGCTTATCAATCGTATGAAATACATTGAAAGCGTAGTCGAACCACACCTACCAGATATTGTTAAGTACAAAGATAAAGTAGCTAAAACTCCGAAGTTTACAAAGAAAGGTGAGTACACTGCAACAACCGCACGTATGCTTACTGAATACTTTAAGCGTGAAGTTAAACCTACTGATACACATATGCTTGCAGCCGGTCGAGAGTTTCAACGTAAAGAAACAATCAAGGCTACACTCGGTAATATGGAACAAGTCAAAGAGTATCTTTATTCAATTGGCTGGGAGCCAGATGACTGGAAGATGGAGCGTGGTGTATATGGCTGGGAAAAGAAATCGCCTAAGCTAACATCAACTTCACTAGAAAAAGTTGGCGAACACGGTATACTTATTGATGAGTGGACAACGCTTCGCTCACGCAAAGGTGTACTTGAAGGTTGGTTCCGTGAGCTTAAAGATGGTAGACTACACGGCAGACTATGGATTGTGGGTACTCCGACATTCCGTTGTCGTCATGAAGTTATTGCTAACCTACCTGCGGTTAATGCACCGTGGGGTAAAGAGCTACGTCAATGTCTTGTAGCAGAGCCTGGTCGCAAGATCGTAGGTGCTGACTCAAGTGGTAATCAGTTCCGCAGTCTTGCACATTATGTTAACGATAAAAACCTGACAACACAAATTCTGTCTGGTGATATTCACCAATACAATGCAGACATTATTGGTACTGATAGACGCACAGCTAAAACATGGATCTATGCTTTCTTGTTTGGCGCTGGACCTACTAAGCTAGGCCAAGTACTTACAGGTAAGAAGATTGTTAAAGCTGGTAATGATTCTATCGAAAAGTATGGCGATGCAATTCCAGGATTGCGTGGTCTTAAAGATCGTATTGAATCTATCTGGAAACAAACGTCTAACCATGGACCTGAAGGTTATATTCCTGGTCTCGATGGTCGACGTGTTTACACACCGCAACCTTACCAAACTCTTAACTACCTGCTTCAATCTTGTGAAGCTATCACCACTAAATCTGCAGTTGCCTATCAGATTGCAAAGATTAAAAGTGAAGGTCTTGACGCACAACCTCGACTGTACTATCACGACGAGGTAGCTTGGTCTGCATCTGATAAAGATGCTGAGCGAGTACTAGAGATTCTAACTGAATCATTTGCTGAAGGACCTAAGCAAGTTGGTGTTACTATCATGGCAGGTGAAGGATCTATTGGAGATAACTATGCAGATGTCCACTGATGAATCCATTGAGTACCCTGGCTATATGGTTACTGCTCACCCGAAACCAGAGGGTTATGAACCTAAAGACTGGTTTCATATGGTGAAATGCTATCATACTTCTAAGGGTCATATTGTTAAAGACTGCTTTGCCTTTAGCAACCCTATTTACGATGAACCAGATAACCCAATGTATCGAAAACAAATCGATAGTGTTTGGGGTGTCGAAGCTGTATGGACGATATAATGACAAACATTAATATGCTTGTAGACACAGACTCAATCTTCTTTAAGATTGCATACGGTAATACAAGTGAATCAGACATGCGCAGCAACTACGATAAGTTTTGTCGTAAGATGGAACTAACTGTACAAGATAAACTGTGCAACCCATTTGATGAGGACGAACATTTTCATGTGCATTATGCAGTCAAGGGTAAAGATAACTTTCGTAAAGAGTTTTACCCGCAGTATAAAGCAACTCGTCCTGATCTAGACCAAGAAGTCCGAGACAAACTAAACTTTCTGTTTAAGTATGCTGTTGAAAAGGGTGCTCGCCCTGCCGATGGTATGGAAGCAGATGATTTGGTTTCAATCTGGGCACATGAATCCCGAGACCACGGTGAACAATATGTAATCTGTGGTATCGATAAAGACTTACTGCAAATACCAGGTAATCATTACAACTACGGTAAAGATACCTGGCAATTCGTCGATGATGATACTGCGCATTATAATCTAATGCTACAGTGTTTGACCGGCGATAACTCGGATAATATTCCAGGACTAAAAGGTATTGGTCCAAAGAAAGCTGAGAAAATACTTAAAGGTATACCAGCTAAACGACAATGGAATAGAGTTCGTGCAGCATGGCGTGGTCATACTGGGTCCTTAAAACAATTAGAAGTTAGCCACACGCTACTGCGTATGCTAACATCATGGGAAGAATATGACGGTATTAGAGCACACCTTTCGAGTCAAACCACTGTCAGCGAACAACATGACTTATCGAAACAAAGCGATAAAGCAGAGACAGTACATTGACTATCAAAATGAACTACGTGATGAAATCCGAGGGGTCGAGTGGCCCTTCGGTGATGATCAAGTAGAGTTCTATATAGTAGCCGGCTTCTCAAATCGAGCAGCCGATCTTGACAACGTAATTAAACCACTCTTCGATACTTACCAAGGTATCTTTGAAGAGTTTAATGATAACAAGGTATATCATGCAGAACTACACAAAACAATTGTCCGAAAAGGAAGAGAGTTCCTATTTGTCCGAGTGGGAAGAGTTGACCCTACTAAAATCAAGGAAGGCGAAACGCATTCAGAACAAGCAGAACAACTCTTTGAAACGGAAACAGACACGTCGAGCTAAAGAAGAAAGGCTTTGGAAATGACAAGATATGTACAAACAGAGTGCCCAAAGTGTGACTCATCAGATGCATTTACAATCTATGATGATGGTGCACACTGTTTTTCCTGCAACTATTCAACTAAGAAAGTTAGTAAAGAAATGAATGATTTCAATGCTATAACTACAACAACCTCATCTAATAGTTTAGATGAAATCGCAGAGCTCAACAGCTTTCCGATTACTAGTCGGGGTATTAGCAAAGCTGTCGTCGATCACTTCGGTATTAAGATGGCAGTAAACCCAGACGGTTCTGGAGGTTCTCACTTCTATCCGTACACACGTGACGGTAAGGTTGTAGCCTACAAAGAACGTAAACTACCAAAGGATTTTCGTATTCATGGCGACTTCTCAAAGACTGAGCTATTCGGCCAGGCGGCTAGCTCGGGTGGTAAGTCCTTGGTCATTACTGAGGGTGAACTCGATGCGTGCGCAGTGGCGCAGGCCTTCTATGATAAATACAACCGAATCTTTCCGGTCGTATCAATTCCCTCTGCTACCGGTACAAAGGTATTACTGGAGCAGCTTGAGTTCATCCGGCGGTTTGAGTCTGTCGTATTATTCTTCGATTCCGATGAAGCCGGTCAAGCCGCTGTGGATCGGGCCGCCAAGATTATCGGCGCAGGTCGAGCTAAAGTGGCTCGGCTCATGGCGAAAGACCCATGCGAAGAACTGGTTACCAACGGATCCGCAAAAATTCTACAGGCTTATTGGGATGCGCAGACGTGGTCTCCAGCCGGTATCGTGGTCGGCGAACCGATCTGGGATCAGTTTAAGGAACGCCAAGCAGTCGAAAGTATTCCATACCCTCATTGCCTAGAGGGTCTTAACGATAAACTAAACGGTATTAGACATGGCGAAATTACTTTATTTACTTCTGGCACTGGCAGTGGTAAGTCTACTGTCATTAAAGAGATCGCTCTTGATCTTCTTGCTAAGACAGATGATAAGGTTGGACTTGTATCTCTCGAAGAAAGTGTTGGCGATACTGCAGAAAAGTTTATCGGTATGGCACTCGAGCGATCTAGCATGGACCTTAAGAATACGTCAGATGCAGAACTCCGCATCGGATTTGAAAAAGTTTTTAAGGACGAGCGACTTGTTTTACTTGACCATCAAGGATCTTGTTCCGATACTTCGTTGTTGGATAAGATCGAATACATGGCACTCATGGGTTGCAAGTATCTTATCCTTGACCACATTACCATTGCAGTATCTGAAGGTGCTGAAGGGTTGGGTGGTAACGAAGCTGTGGACAAACTCATGAGTGATCTACTTAAGATCGTAAAGAAACACAACATTTGGCTGGGACTAATCTCGCATTTGCGTAAAGCCCCAGGCGGTGGTAAATCTTTCGAGGAGGGTAACCTTGCGTCAATCGATGACATCAAAGGCAGTGGCTCGATCAAGCAGATCTCGTTCGACATTATTGCCTTTGCGAGAAACCTGGTATCAGATGATGATGCCGAACGAAACACAATTAAGTTCAGAGTACTCAAGTCAAGATTCACCGGAAAAACCGGTTCAGCTGGAGCTGCTTCTTATAGCTCCGAAACTGGGCGACTAACTTATACACTGGACGAAATGTTTACGAGTATATAATGCCAGATCAAAGCAAACTCGACAGTCTCTTCATTGATATCGCGCATCGTGTAGCTCAAATGAGTTACGATGCCGATACAAAAGTAGGTGCAGTGATTGTCAAAGACGGTAACATACTAAGCATGGGTTACAATGGCATGCCTTCGGGTATGGAAAACAATTGTAAAACAACTAATGGCGGTACTAAAGCTGAAGTAATTCACGCTGAAGCGAACGCCATATGT